AACAGTAATTGTATATGTTGTAGTTGTAGATAATGTAAATGTAGAAGCTAAATACCCACCAGCACCAGCACCACCAAAACCACCACCACCGCCACCACCAGCCACAGAAAGATAGGATGCAGATACAGTAGTGATAGTAGGTTTTGAACCAATAAACATTTGCATTATTCCACTCATTATGTAATATTTCCTGAAATAACACAAACTGTTGAACTAATAAATAATATTGTAGCTACGCCTCTTGTTGCTAAAGTTACAGACGCTTTATCTGAATCTGTACCTGCTATATATGCTGTAGTAATTGTACAAGTGATTGTTATATTTCCTGATGTATTATTAAATATTGAAATAGCGTCACCTTCAGCAAATGTTGCATCTGGTATAGTAATAGAACCACCTGAACCAACTTGTACATATTTACCAACATCTGCTGTAGCTAAAGTATATGAACCTGTTTTAGTTCCAACTGCTGGAATATTTAAAAATCCTAAAGTACATGTTGCGTTAGGTAGTGTATATGTTGTTGTGCCTGCTGTAGCTTGAGCATTAAGTGTAGATGTACCACTTGTAGAACCAGCTAATTTTAAGTTTCCTGAATTAAATGTTTGAGTAGCTGTAAATGTAGCTGCTGTGCCTGGAGCTACATAGTCTGTACCAGCAGAAGCCGCAGTTAATCCAGTAGAGCCATCACCTTTTTGAAGTGCTGTACTAGAAGTTAAGCCAATAATAGTATCGCCTGACTGTAATTCTTGTATTGTTGTGCCATTAAGCACTAATCCATAACGAGTTGCCATAATTTTCCTTAACTTACTGTAACATTAATTGTTGAGCCACTTCTATTTAATACAGGTAAAAAACCATTAGCCAAAGCAACGTCAGCAGTAGTTGTATCTCTTTTAGTCACTACCATTTTAGTAGGTAAATTACCTAAATAGATTGCTTTTTCAGCAGGGTAAGTAACAAAGACATCTTTTGTACCTGCACTAAAATTAACTGCACTTCCACTATTGCTAGACTCTAATATAGTATCTCTAGATAAAGTAGTGCCTGATAGTGTATATGTTCCTACACCTACTTCCCATTCATTTGTATTGGCTAACTGTATCGTATAGAACGTAGTATTAGTATCACCAATTACAGAGAATGACTGAAATCCTGTAGTAGCACCGCCTAATGTAATTGTGCCTGTGCCTGTGGTCGTAGTGGTTTCTCTTACCCTATCTTTAACGACTAGAGCCATGATTTATCCTTACGCTAATGTAACTGAAAGGTTACCTGTTGAAATCTTAAAGATATCGCCAGAGTCAATAGCTTTAGCTGTATCCAAAGCTGTATGGTATAAAAGATTTCCTGATGTTGCTGCGTCATTAATACCAATCCAACCTACTGTTCCCCATGAAGCTGTTGCTGTTGGGAATGTAACGTCAGCAGAGTTTGTAGATGCACCGTTAGATGGTGCACCAAATGTAACTGCTGTTCTAGCGTATGAACCACCGGATACTTCTGTACCACTACCTGCGTCTGTAGGGTCTGAAGTCCATAGTGATACATATACTGTTGCGACTGATGTATATGTTGTGTTGCGTAGAGTTGCATTGATTAATGCGTTCTCTAAAAAGTTACTCATTTCTGCCATGATTTTTCCTTTATCTTGGTGTTACGCTTAATGTTGTGTATGGATATGTTGCACCTAAATCACTCTTCTTAATATTCGCAATTGCTCTATCGTATAAAGCAGACCATGTAGCAATTCTTTGGTCGTTCATAAGATATGGTTCTGCCTCTGCTAGAGTTGCGTAAAGTAGAGCATCTGGATAGTATGCTAAGAACAAATTACTAGCTGTTGTGCTAGAGATAAATGTAGGTTGAGCATAATATAAAATTTGAACTGTGTAGCTTGTATCAGGACCTGGTGCAAACTTAAATTCTGTACCTAACATTGTAAAATAGTGAGGTCTGCCTGATAATGTTGTTTGACCATCTCTAAAGAATAAGTCAGGTGACTGAAACTCTAGTAACACAGGTGGGTTACCTAACATGTGTATTTCTCTGACTTCTAAAAAGTCTGTAGGAAAGCCTACTGTGCTATCTGTAGTGTCAGCAGTAGCGACTTTTAACATTCTTTCTGTTCTTAAATCACGAGTCATTCTAAATTGTGCCATCTGAATGAAGTCAGGTATCTGTGATGTTAAGTCTGTTCGTGCTAAGTAGTTTTCTACCGTAGTTACAAACGAGGTATAGTTAGTAAACGCCATCTAATTGTCCTTTTAGTCTATCCCAGCACTTGTCCATCTCATCTTTATGCCATTCACTAGCAGCTAATGAGCTTAACCATGCTGTTCTGTCAAAATATGTTAAGTTTTCTATGTCTTTAATGTTATTGGATACAGGGTTTGCAGGGCTATAAGGTGAACCTATGACAGGAACACCACGAATAAGTGCTTCTACATCTGCGACACTACCAAAACTCACAATGACATGAGCTTTTTCTAATGTTTGTTTAAAGTCACCTTCGCCTTTACGCTTAATGACAATCTTTCTTTCTGTATGTTTTCTAATCTCTTCTACCGTTCTGTCTAACCAATTAGAAGTTTGGTAAATATAAGCTATCTTTTCTGGTGGAGGTAACACAACTACGTTTTCACCACTACGATACTCGTGAACTTTAGGTGTTTCTCTATCTGATACACGCCAATCTGTGCAATGGTAGTTATTTACACAGAATCTAGCCCATTCTAATTCAGATGACCTGTGAAAGTAGCCATGGTCTATTAGAATATAAGGTATGTTTTGTTCTCTACAGGCTATTTGTATCTTATCTGCACCCTGTAAATTACCTACTACAACTGGAATAGACTTACCATCCCATTCTCTTGTTAAAATACCCTTACAATGCTTTTGCAAGCGTTTTAAGACCTTATCTCTGCGTTCTATGCCACTCAGTATTAACTGCATCTAAAACCTGTTCTACGGTGATTGCTTTGCTTTTTAGAAGGCAATGTTGACATACGCTATCATAAGTCCCACATGGCTCTGAACCGTCATGTATATTTCTATGGGTGTCATATCCTAAGTGCCTCGGTGAAGTAAAACCTGTCCATATCACTACGGAAGGTATGCCTAATGCTGCTGCTGCATGATGTAAACCACCATCTGTGCCTACAAATAACTTTGCTTTGCTTAATACTTGTAATGCTTCTCTAAAGGTATTTGTTTCTTTCCACTTTGTATATCGTTTTACAGTAACATCACCTAACTGTAGCCATGGTAAGTCATGTTTAAATAACTCTTCCCAATCATGCCATGCTTTATTAACTGTGTGTGCATAGACTCTTTTAACATTAGGCTCTACTACTATGTAGTCCTTATCTATTTTATCTATGACTTCTTGTTCTTGTTCACTAAAGTATATTTCGCCTACTCTAGGCTTATAGTCATCATTGAATAATAACCGACCATTCTTAGTGCCTTTGAGATATGGTCTATGACCTTGATAGTTTTTAACCCATACTACGTCTGTATCAGAGTTACTAGCCATTCTAGGATTGTTAGCAAATACTTGACCATCCCATGACATTCTAACGCCATCACCTAACTTAACCTTCTTACCGGTTCTTTCGTGAGCTTCTTTAGCATCACCTGATGCCATTAACCAATCACCAAGTCCCATTTAACTGTTTAGCCACTTTATTGATAACTTCTTTCCAAGTATCATTGTCTTGGTAGATAATTCTCATGTGACGATACCAAGGCATACTAGGTTGAGCATAACGCCATTGATGCCATGTAGGAACTAGACACCATGTCTTTACTCCCATAGCTGCTGCACAATGTTGAGCAGTTGTATTTACACCTAAGACCATATCACATTCAGCTATTAACGCTGCTGTATCATCATAGTCTTTTGCACTTGTTGCAAAATCAAAGTATTTAACACCGTCTAATTTGCGTTCTACGCTATAATCTAAACTGACTATCACATAGTCTTTGAGCTTTAATAATGGTTCTATATCTTCTTGTGTTAGTTCACGACCTTTAGCGTTAGTATGTTTAATACCACCTTTAGTCGTAAGACCTATAACTTTCTTACCCCATGAGTCAAATAACCCACGCCACATAATGCGTCTTTCAGGGTCAGCTTTTAGATAAGGT